GGGCGCAGGCGGATTGGGTCGCCGGGCGGCTCGGCGAGATGGCGGTCCGGCACGGCGCCGCGGCGGTCGGAATCGACGGGTCCGGTCCGGCCCGCGGCCTGGCCGACGCGCTGAAATCGCGCGCTGACCTGGCCGGACGTCTGGTGATCATGACGGCGGGTGACACGTCGGCGGCGTCCGGGCAGTTGCTCGACGCGCTGACCGCGGTCCCGCCGGGCGTGGGGCTGCGGGATCATCCGCTGTACGCCGCCGCCGTCGGCTCGGCGCGTAAGCGCCGCTCGGGCGGGTCGTGGGCGTGGGACCGCGGCGACGCGGGGCTCGCGCTGATCGCTACCTCGTGCGGGATGTGGGCCGAGGCGCACGCACCGGAACCGGCCGAAGAACCGATGGTGTTCGTATGAGCCACCCGATAGGCCCGCACGGCGGGCGCCCGCCGAACCGGCTAGGGCACGTCGACCCGGGCGCCTACCGGGGCCGCCCCGGGATCAACGTCTACACGGGCACCGACGGGCGGGACATTCTCGAGAACACTCCCGACGGGTGGGAGGTCGACCACCCGGAGCTATGGTGGGACGGCCCGGCCGGGGGCGACGGGAGGGGCGGCCCGATCGGCAACCCGCCGCCGGGCGCCGAGGGCACGGGCCGGAATCTGCCCGCCGCGGTCACCCGGTGCACGTCGCTACTGGCCGACACGCTCGCCGGGATGCCGTGGCGGGTGATGCGGGACCGGGACCGGCTACCGGCGCCGGACTGGATCACCGACCCGCAGGCTAAGCGCCGCGACTTGAGGATCGCCGCGGGTCCGGTGCCCGAGTGGCGCCGGTCCGCGATGGAGTTCTGGTCATGGACGCTGACGTCGATGCTCTGGGAGGGCGAGGGCGTGATCTACGTCCCGACGCGCAATGATGACGGCAGCCCGGCGCCGCCGCTCTGGCAGCTCAACCCGCACGATATCGATATCGACGGTGGCGAGTACGTGATCCCCCCGGCGAACGGATCCGAGGGCTACCGTTTCGCGCCGGGTGAGCTGATCGTGATCCGGGGGCTCGTGCGGCACGGGCCGCGCGGCGTCGGCGTGCTCAAGGCGCATTTTCTCGACCTCGCGCTCGCGGGTGAGGTGCGCGGGTTCGCGTACAACATGCTCCGCAGGGGGATCCCGGCGGGTTACCTCAAGGTCAGCGCGCCGCAACTGACCCGGGATAAGGCCCGCGAGGTGCAAGCCGATTGGATGCGCGGTCACGGCGGGACGCTGAAAAAAATAGCGGTGCTTAACGCGACGACCGAGTTTCACCCGCTACAGCTCGACCCGCAAGCGATGCAACTCGCGCAGATGCGGGACTATACGACCCTCGATATGGCGATGATTTTCGGGATCCCGCCCTACATGCTCGGGCTCGCCGCGGACCGCTCGACCTACGCCAACGTTGAGTCGCGCATGATCGAGTTCGCCGAGTTCTCGCTGTTGCCGTGGGCGCGGCGGGCCGAGTCGGCGCTCGACGCCGAGTTCGCCCGCGGCACGTCGATCAAGATCAACCTTGATTCGCTGCGCCGCGCGGACACGGCGACCCGGTACGCCGCGCACAAGATCGGGCTCGACGCGAAATTCCTGACGATCGATGAGGTACGCGAGATGGAAGACCTACCGCCGATGCGCGAGGAGGCGTAACCGAATGGACGCCGAACAGATGACGATCCCGCTTGAGGTGCGGTCGGTCGAGGAGGCGCAGCGCCGCGCGGTGATGCTGGTCTGCCGCTACGGCGAGACCTCGACCCGGACCCCGCGCCCGGAGCGGTTCACGGCGGGCGCGTTCACCCGGTCCGTTACCGCGCGGGCCGACCGGATCCCGTTTACCGACCGGCACACGGGCGGGACCGGCGACCTGCGCGCCCCGGCGGTCGCCCGGCCGGTCGCGTGGGATACCTCGGCGCCCGGCGAGCTGCTCGCCGTGCTCAAGTTCTACGACACGCCCGAGGCGTGGGGCGTGTTTTGCCGAGCCCGGGACGGCGAGATCAACGCCGGATCGGTCGGGTTCCAGCCGATCGCCGAGCGGACCGTCGAGGGCGTGCGTGAGATTACCGAGGCGGCGCTACATCACGTCGCGCTACTGTCGAGGGCCGAGTCGGTCCCCGCCTACGACGCGCCGCGGCTGCTCGAGGTGCGGACCGCCGACGTGGGCGGGCTGCTCGCCGTGACCTACGACCCGGCCCTCGCCGACGGTTGCGTGTCGGCCGCGGATATGGCCAGAATGGTGCACGACGGCGAGCGCGCCCAGCACTGAACCGCCCCCCGTCACCCGGCCGCCGCGCCCAGCACTGAACCGGCAGGCCCTCGAGCACGACGGCGACCGCGCCCAGCACTGAACCGGCCGCCCCCGCCGCGCCCAGCACTGAACCGGCGGTATCGCAATCAAGCGACGCCGGGAGGGCGCACATGTCTACGAACGTGTATCTGAAATCCAAGATCGAGGAGCGGACCTCACAAGCCGCGGTGCTCGAGAACCTACAGTCGACCGCCGCCGCCGATAAGCGCGACCTCACCGACGATGAGCGGAAGACGTTTGACTCGATAGTCGACCGGCTCAAGTTTCTCGACGGCGAGATCAAGCGGCTTACCGACGCCGAGGAGGGCGCCGCTAAGTTCGTGCAGATCTACGGCGCGCATCAGGAGGCCGAGGCCGCCGCCGCCGCCGCCCGGGACCGCGAACACCGCGCCCCCGCCGCGCCGCCCGAGGAGCGGGCGCGATCGTGGGGGCAACGCTTTGTCGAGTCGGAACAGTTCAAGGCGTACAGCGGGCACGGCTCAAGCCAGCCGTACAAGATCGAGGGCCGGTTCCTCGAGGAGCGGGCCGACATCGATACGTCGATCGGGACGCCGCCGCAATACTGGTCAGGCCCCCGGGATCCCGCGCTGCGGGTGCCGCTGTTCGACGTGGTGGGCGTCGTGCCTACCACGATGGGCTCTGTCGAGTATTACTACTGGCAGCCCGAAACGGGCATGGCATCCGAGGTCGCCGAGGGCGCGCTCAAGCCCGAGGCCCCGATCGAGGGAAAGCTACTCGCCGTCCCCATGTCGACCTACGCATGGTGGAAGGGGATTACCCGGCAGGCCCTCGATGACGTGCCGATGGTGCGGACGATCGTAGACACGCAGCTGCGCCGCGGCGTGGTCCGCAAGATCAACGCCGAGGCCGCGGTCGCGCTGGCCGCCGACGCGAATATTCCGACGCACGGCACGCCCGCCGACATCCTGCTCGAGTCGCTGCGCGTCGGGCTCGGCCTGGTCGATGAGGCGGGTTACTCGGCGAACGCGGTTTTGCTTAACGCGCTCGACTGGGCCGCGCTCGATATGACGATCTTGCCCGTGTCCCGGGACGGCGCGAACGTAAGCAATGTGTTCTGGGGACTGCGCGCGGTCGCCGTCCCGCAGATCCCGAAGGGGACCGCGTATGTCGGCGACTTCGCCGAGGGCATGACGTTCTTTGACCGCAATCAGGTATCGGTCATGATGACCGACACGCACGCCGACTATTTCCTACGAAACAAGCTCGTGCTACTGGCCGAGGCCCGCGGAAAGGTGGTCGTGTCCAACGCCGCGTGCCTGGTCAAGTGCGCGGGCACCGTGCCCCCGGCGAACCTTACCGGGGTCGGCCCGGCAGGCCCCCCCGGCCCGCAAGGCCCGCAAGGCCCGCCCGCCCGCAGGGCGTAGCCCGAGCCGATGGCCGCGCCCACGCTCGAGGAGGTCCGCGAGTGGATCGGGATAAGCGATTTTGAGCTGTCCGACGATCAGCTCGCGCGGATCCTGGCCGCCGAGACGCGGCTACAGGCCGCCGATTGCGACATACCGGACCCCTACCCGGATGAGCTAGGCATGGCGATGCTACGGCGGTGCGCCCGCGCCGCCGCGGCCCGCCCGCTGCCGCTCGGGTCGCTGCCCGTGGCCGATAGCGGGATGGGCGCCCCCTACGGCGCCGCGGCGATCCCCCGGCTCGACGTCGAAATCGAGCGGTATGAACACGAACACCGCGTGCTCGGGATCGCATGATGGGCGGGTTTACGGTCACCGACCCGGCCGCGCCGATGCGCGAGGTCGACCCCGGCATCGCCGAGATAGCGCAGCTGTTCAAGGGCGACGTCGCCGGGTATACGCCCGTGCTCACCGGGGCGCTGCGCGCGGGCTGGTCGGTCGCGCGGGCGGGCGACGGGCATTACCGGGTATCGAACGGGGTCCGGT